CTAGCTACGATGACCGACGTAACTTCTGGCCCGGCAAAAGCCGAGACCTCCGCAAACATGGAGCTGGCGCGTTTCCTTGGGAGGGTGCTTCTGACATGGAGAGTCACGTTATTGACGAGCGTATTACTCGGCTAGTATCTTTATTTATTTCATCGCTTGCCCGTGCAAATATCCGGGCTTTTCCTGTGGCGATCGACGACTTAGCAAAGGCTAAGGTCGTATCCAGCTTCCTTAAATGGATGGTCTCGTCTGGATATATCCCTCGTTTCCAAAAGGAAATGGAGTTAGGTGCTAACTATTTGTTAGAGCGAGGGATACTAATTACATACGTAGGATGGCAACGTGAAGACAGAAGGTTCTTGCAGCGTCTTGACCTACAACAAATAGCAGAAATAGCACCTGATTTAGCAGAATCGTTAGCTCAGGGGTTTGGAGAACAAAGCACAATAGAGCTATTGAAGACTTTCTTCCCTGGCGTTACTGATGCAAAAGCCAAGGAAGCTATAAAAAAATTAATGACAGAGGGAGTTGCAGAACTTCCCATTGTGCGTCGAGAAATAGATGCACCTGATATTAAAACACTTTCACCAGATGGAGATTTCTTTTTTCCTTCTTATGTGACTGATCCGCAAAGAGCGCCATTTTGTTTTTGGAGAACATTTTATACTGCACAAGAATTAGAAAATAAAGTTATTACCGATGGCTGGAATGAGGACTTTGTAGATTATGTAATTACTCATTATCGTGGCGTATCAGGAGATACTATCGAGCGAGACAGCTCTAGCACCCCAGCCTCAAACATAGCTATCAATGAATCTACAGAAACCGCTGAAGAATTGATTGAAATCGTTCACGGCTATCAAAGGTTGATTGACCCAGATGATGGGTCAGAAGGAATCTACGAAACTATTTTTCACAGAAACCTGAGCTCTATAAACGGAGAAAGCGTTCAACCTTATGCAAAATTTGAATTATTAAATGGATATGAAGATTACCCAGTTGTGGTCACTCGTTTGTCAGAAGATAGCAAACGGTTATACGATACTCCTACAGTATCTTATCTCCTTAGAGGAATACAAGATCAAATTAAAATTGAAAGAGACTCTCGGATTGATAGGAACAGTTGGGCGACGTTACCTCCGCTTATGCATCCAAAAGGTCAAGCTCCTCGCGAGTATGGCCCCGGTCGGTTTATTCCTTACCGTCGAAAAGGCGATATTGAGTTTGCTCCGAGCCCTCCTGCCCCGGTTGGTTCTGTGGAAATTGAAAACACCCTCCAAGACCAAGCAGACCGATTAATTGGTTTAGATGAATCAAACTTTGGTCAGGTTAGAAAACAGTTTCTAGTAGATAAATTTTTAGGTCACTCTGCTGAAGTTTTACGGCAAGCTTATAGATGTTTTCAGCGTTTTGGGCCTGATTCTATTTTCTTCCGTGTAACTGGAGTTTCGGAAGAAATGGTCTTAGATAAAGGAGATCCCGACGAAGATTTTGACATTGTAGTTAGCTACGACGTTCTTAACTCAGACCCAGAAACCCAAGAAAAAAGGTTAGGTCAAATGATTAATCTGACCAGTCTGGATAGAAACGGAAGAATCAACATAGACAGGTTGTTAGAGCTTGCTGCGGCATCTATTGATCCAGTATTAGCCGATGGTGCTATTAATCCTGCCGAACAAGCTGCTGAGGACGCACAGAAAAATGTTACTGATGATTTAGCTAAGATATACGCGGGCATAGAGCTTAACGCCCGTCCAAATGGCGCTCAGATTGCAATGCAGATTATTACTCAATATGTAGCGCAAGAGGACATTGCACAAAGACTACAACAAGACGAAGCATTTAAGGCAAGACTTGAAAAGTATGCACAGCAATATCAATTCCAAATGCAACAAGCCGAAAATGCTGAAATCGGCAAACTTGGCACTGCACCCGCTGAAATGGGCGGTGCTAGCACTGCTGCCGTTAACGCTGAATAATATGAGTATAACACCAGAAGAAATGGAAAAGTTAATGAAGCTTTTCGATCAAGAAGATCTTGATAAGATCATGGAAATGCTTGAGGTCGAAGATGCAGAAGCTATCCCCGAGCCTTCTAAATCAATGAGTGTAGATCAATATGCTCGAAGCCGACAAGAGCAAATGCTTGAGCGTATGCCTGTTGATGAAGTTGATTCAGAAGAAGTCGAGGATGAAGAAGATTCTGGAAGTCTAGATATCATCATGTATGCCGACAGCCTTGAGGACGACGAAGAGCCCGAAGAGGAATCGTCTAGTCAATATTATACTGAAGACGAGTTAGAATCCCAAATGGAGATTCTTAAAGAACTAGAAAATAGCATTGGTGCTGGTAAAAAAGACGGCAAATGGTATCCTCACAAAAGTGTAGAGGGCGGAAACAAAACTATAGCTTACGGTCACAAGATTACAGATGAAGAAAGAGACTCTGGAGTCTTTGACGATGGTCTTACCGAAGAAGAAGCTATTGAACTGCTAAAAAAAGACATCGACGATGCAAACAGAAAAGTTAGAGACAAAATAAAAGACTTTGATTCGTTTCCATTTTATTTAAAAATGGAATTAGTAAATTCAGCATACCGGGGTCTAATTCAAGGAAGTCCAAATACCTTAAAACTAATTAATCAAGGTGATTTTGAAGGAGCAGCGGATGAATTTACAAATAATGTCCCTGCTTATGATGACGAAGACAGCGGAATAAGACCGCGAATGGATCGCGTTGTCGATGCCTTAAGAAAATACGCCAAAGAGCTAGATGATTGATATAGAAACCGACATCAGTGCTCTTAAAACGCATAGTGCGTTTGTAAGATTTCTTCAATTTGTTGAAATATTAAGAGACGAGCAGATTGCAGAGTTGCATGAGGCAGAACCGCACAAGGTGCAACAAATATCGGGCAGAATTTTGTCTTACGATCAACTTTTAGAAATGTGTGACTACAAAGACTCTATACGAAATATTAACACCCAAGTTTAGGGGGTTGATGCGTATGTTAATATATAAATATCGCTATCGCTCAGCGTAAAAGAGTGGAAACAACATGGAAAATGAAGTCAAAACGGAGACCGCTGATTCCGTTGAAAAAACAGCGCAAAATACAGTAAATGAACCATCTAATATCTCTCAAGAAGCTTTTGTTGAGAAGAGATTAGCGGGTGAAGCAAAAACAGAAGGTAATTCTGTTGCTAAGCCGAAAGAAGAAAAAACGGCTAAGCCACCAGAAAAACCAAGTGTTCTTTCTAAGGTAACAGATTTGGACAATTTGTCCGAATCGGATTTAAAAGATCTATCAAAAGAGTTAGGCTCTCGAGCTGTAGCTAGATTTGGCGCACTTACTGCCAAAGCAAAAGCTGCAGAAGAAAAAGCGGCTAAGTTAGAAAAGCAATTGTCGGCTCGAACAGAGGTTCAATATTCTAATGAGGATCTTCAATCAAATCCCTACAAGGACATAAAGGATCCTAAAGCACTACAAGAAAAATCTAAAGAGCTTGCTGATGTGATTGAATGGGCCGAGGAGGTTTTATTTGATTCAGATGAGTATACGGCAAATGATGTTGTTACTACCGTTGAAGGTAAAGATTATACCAAAAAAGACGTTAGAAACGCATTAAAAAATGCTAGAAAGTCTCAGCAAAAGCATATTCCTATGCAATATAACGTCCTTAGAGATGAAGCACAAGGCGTTCAAATGCGACAAGGATTTGCTCGGAGGGCAGTTGAAGAACTGCCTTGGATGAAAGATAATACAAATACTATACGAAAAAAGTATAATGCTATGGTCAAAGACCCTCGCTTCGTAGAATCGTTCAAGTCAGCCAGTCCAGAGATGAAAGCTCAGATGCCCTATTTGATGGCTCATGCTGCTAACAGCCTTTATGGTCGTAAAGTGTTACCTACAAAAAGTGAACCTGCGAAACAAACAGTTCCGCTAAATCCACCTAAAGCCGGGTCAACTGCTGCAAAACCAGCAAGACCTAGCGCACAAAAGAAAGCCAAAGCTTATCACTCACAGTTCAAAACTACTGGAGACAGCAGCGACTTCATTAAATTAAGAACCCTACAATTACAAAACCGATAATAGAAAGTATAAAATATGTCATTTTCAAATACATATGATACATCCAATCCAGGGTCGGCTGTTTCCAATCGCGAGGACTT